CAATCTCACAAAAGAAACGCATCCCGATCTACGGCAGTCTGCGAAGTCAGCGCTACTTGGTTGTGGCTACGGGCTTGGTTGGGCGTCGTTCGCATCGCAACTGCTGACAGGTTTCCTCGGTGCCCCGCCGGTCATGTACAAGAGAGACTTTGCTAGGCAACTAGGCGTAGACAAAGACTACGTCCACAGGTTTGTGGAGTGGTACGACAACGAGTCTAAGCTGTTAGGCATACCGCACACCTGCACTGTCAACGAACTGCTAGACCATGCGGTTGCCGCAAAGAGAATCATAGACACCTATAGGGTTACAGCCTACCCTGTGGTGGGGTTCTGGAGCATGTGTTCGGAGTTGTTGGTAACGTCTTTGGTAGAAGGACACGAGCACACATACAAGTGTTTGACATTTAAAAAGGGTGCTATAGAATTACCAAACGGCATGTCTTTGCTGTACCCTAATCTGCGACAAGTCAAGGACGAAGAAGGCAAGAAGCAGTGGGTGTACGGCGAGGACGCAACTAAACTGTACGCTGGCAAGATCACGAATAACGTAACACAAGCGTTAGCGCGTATTGTCATGACGGACGGCATGTTAAGGGTAGCAAAGAAATACCCAATCGTAGGTACTGTGCATGATGAATTGATTGCGCTTGTGCCTGATGAAGAAGTAAAACACGCTAAGACTTGGGTCTTGGCGCAAATGACTATGGAGCCAAGTTATATGCGAGGCATCCCATTAGACGCTGACGGTGGCGCCCATCGTAGATACGGAGAAGCAAAACAATGAAGATACCAAAAGAAATTACCATTGGTCGCAAGACCTACACGGTGCAGATGAACGACAACCTCATCAACGGCAGACAGATGGGTCAGATTGACTACAACAATGACGTCATGAAGATCGTTACACACGCCACATACAAGCGCGGTAACGGCACCGAGGTGCACATCAAGTTCTCTGACGAAGAGGTAAGCGACACATTCTGGCACGAGTTAACGCACGGCATACTGCATGAGATGAGTCACCCGCTACGCGACAACGAGTCGTTCGTTACCAAGTTTGCAAACCATTTATCGCACGCTATCAACACAGCCAAACTATGAAAAAGTCCGCATGGTCACACTCCTCCCTCAAAGACTTTGAGGGCTGTGCTAGGCGCTATCACGAGGTCAAGGTCTTAAAGAACTACCCGTTCACACAGACGGAGGCAACGCGTTACGGCAACCAAGTCCACGAGTCGTTAGAACTCTATGTGCGTGATGGGAAACCAATACCGCCTGAGCACTCGCAGTTTCAACCTATCGTTGATGCGTTGCTAAAGAAAGATGGACGTGTGATTGCTGAGTATGAGATGGCGTTGGACATTGACTTAAACATCGTGGGGTGGAAAGACAAGAATGTATGGGTGCGTGGCATTGCGGATTTACTAATCATCGATGACGAGAACTTGACTGCGTGGATAGTCGACTACAAAACAGGTAACAACAAATACCCAGACAGAGAACAGCTAACGCTGATGTCGTTAATGGCGTTTCAACATTTCCCCCATATCCGCAAGGTGAACTCAGCACTATTGTTTCTCGTAAAGAACGACATGGTGCGTGCGCAGATGATGCGTGAGCAAGCCGAAGCAGAGTGGTGGAAGTACCGAGAGAGATATGCCCGACTAGAGGCATCGTTTAGTAACGACGTATGGAATCCAAACCAGACGCCCTTGTGCGGTTGGTGTCCTGTGAAGACATGCGAGTTTCACCCAAAACATTAGGAGAAGTAATGAGCCTTTATCCCCCGCATGAATTTCAGATGTCGCCTACGCTGTGCCACATCTGTCACGGAGAAATTAGAGAAGACCAACACGGCATCGAGCACAGTGGACACGGACAGATGTCCCAGTCTACAAACCCTGTCTTTCGGAAAGCATTTCCAAACGGATGGGTGGACGGGTTTACCACTGCATGGTTTCATCCTGAGTGTGCGACAGTTATGGCGTTGCGTCTGTCTTATGATGTGATGCGCATCAAGAATTTGCCAGACCAGCCCAGTCGTGTAGTCGACGAACTTCAAGACCTAGCCAAAGTTAACCAAGTTAGATAAAGGAACATCATGCCTTATAAAAACCCCAAAGACCGCGCTTCCTACGCAAAGTACGAACAGCAACCAGAGATTATTAAAAAACGTTCAGAACGCAACAAAGCCCGAGCCCTGTTAATGAAAGAAGGAAAAGTACATAAAGGAGATGGAAAAGATGTCGATCATAAGAAACCCCTATCTAAAGGAGGCGCAACAACAAGAAGCAATCTCCGCGTTAAGTCTGCAACCGCAAATAGAAGTTTTGCGCGTAAGTCCGATCACAGCATCAAATAGCGCGCCGAATCGTTGGCCCGAGGTACAGACAAACTGTATAGAGATTAAGGAGCACGAGGCGTTTAACACGCCCATCAACACGCTTCTTGATCTCTGGCTAACTCGTTATGGTAATGAATGGATTGACTTAGAAGATATTGAGAAGGATGAGTTCTTCGCTATTGCTTACAAAAGACTCAAACAAATGGGGGAACTAGAGCAACACTATCTAACCGATAGAGCGCGATACGTATGTAGAAAACCGGAATAAATAAAGGAGAAGTAAATGAAGATGAAAGAACAAGAGTTGATGCACGAAGATTTTCAACGGCAGATGAAGGCGAAATTGTTAGCAATGAAACCCAAAGCGCGTATGCAGTCAGCACCACAGAAACCAGAATTTAATCCAAACAAACACGAGGCGTGGTCAATATCTTTGTCGCAACTTGTTAATTTGTGGCAAGCAAAGTATGGCGATACATGGGTGGACGTCTCTGATCTCGATGATGACTTTTGGCCCGAAGCATCTGCGCGTTTGCACCTAAATTACAAGATGGAGACGTACGACAGAGAAAACACACCTTGGGCTCGGCTGAAGGAAGATGCGTAATGGAAATCATTGAAGACAAGGCGTTGCTGTTACGCACACGCAACCCACACAAGTTCAACGTCATACCCAAGCACAAAGTTGTCGGTGAAGAGAACGGCATCTATGAGATCGCTGTGTACTGGGGGCTTGATGAGGTGCGCGTATTAAAGAACCTTGGTGTGAAGAACGTGCCCTCGCCTATCACTAGGCGCTACACATGGGCTGGGCGTTACAAGCCTATGGCGCATCAGATCGAGACGTCTGCTTTCCTCACAATGAATCGCAGAGCGTTCTGCTTCAATGACCCCGGCACTGGGAAAACTTTATCTGCGCTGTGGGCGGCAGACTACTTAATGAATCGTGGCGATGTTCGTCGCGTGCTTATCTTGTGTCCGCTATCAATCATGCACAGCGCTTGGATGGGGGACATTGGTAACAGCGTCATACATCGTTCAGCAGTTGTGGCGCATCACGCGCAGTCAGCACGTCGCATTGAAATGATTCAGCAAAAGTACGAGATCGTTATCGCCAACTACGACGGCTTGAACTTAATTGCAAACGAGATCAACAATGATGGGCGCTTTGACTTAGTGATAGTCGATGAAGCCAACGCATACAAGAACCCAAGCACACGCAGATGGAAAGCATTAGCGTCAATCATCAAGCCGGAGACATACCTGTGGATGATGACGGGTACTCCTGCTTCGCAGTCACCAGTTGATGCGTATGGTCTTGCACGCTTAGTTAATCCAAGTGGTGTGCCTAAGTTTCAAACTGCGTGGCGCGACAAGGTCATGAACAAGATCACCATGTTCAAGTGGGCACCAAAGCCAGACGCAAGAGAGAAAGTGTTCATGGCACTTCAACCAGCAATACGCTACACAAAAGCACAATGCCTTGACTTACCTCCTGTGATCACGGTGACGCGTGAGGTGCCTATGACACCGCAACAAAACAAATACTACCGATTGCTTAAAGAGCAGATGCTTGCACAAGCGGCAGGTGAAACGATCAGCGCAGTCAACGCGGGTGTAGTAGTCAGTAAGTTGTTGCAGATCAGTTGTGGTGCCGCGTATACAGACGATAGGGAGGTTGTTGAGTTCGATGCCGCGCCAAGATTAAATGTGCTTGGCGAGATACTAGAAGAGACATCGAGAAAAGTGATTATTTTTGCTTTGTTTCGCTCAAGCATTGAAACTATCGTCACGCACCTAACCAAGCAAGGCTATGGCGTAGGGCAGATTCACGGCGACGTAACTGCTACCAAGCGTGGGCAAATCATTAACGACTTTCAGACTACCGACAACATACGCGTACTGGTGTTGCAACCACAAGCAACGGCTCACGGGATTACCCTAACTGCCGCTGACACAGTTGTGTTTTTCGGTCCGTTGATGAGCGTTGAGCAGTATGTGCAGTGCATAGCACGCGCCGATCGTAAAGGTCAAGATTCCGACAAAGTTACTGTGGTACACATTGAGTCAAGCCCGATTGAGAGAAAACTTTTCAAGGCGATGAACACAAAAGTTAACGACAGTATTCTTTTGACTGACATGTTTGCAGAAGAACTGCGAGGTTAAAAATATTTTTAAAGAAAGGAGTTGCATTGGACAAAACTGTGTGTATGATGTCAAACACTAGACAGATAAAAGGAGAAGCAAAATGACAGAAATAGACGATGAAGTCGAGGCAAAGCCCTCGCTCGATGCGGAGGAAATCGCCTCTGTACCGATGGATAAGTTAGCCAAGGTCTATCGCAAGATGGCTACTAAGATTCAGCAGTTGACCCGAGAGTACGAGACAGAAGTTGAGGTTATTAAATCGCAACAAGAAGTCGTAAAGATCGCACTCAAAGATCAGATGTTGAAACTAGGTGTGAAGTCTGTACGCACAGACCAAGGCACAGTAGTGTTGTCCACAGTGACAAACTACAACACACAAGACTGGGACTCGTTCAAGGAGTTCATGAAACAGTACGACGCGCTTGACTTAGTTCAACAACGCATATCGCAACTCAACATGAAACGTTTCTTAGAAGAGAACCCCGGAGTTGTACCCCCCGGCCTTAACTCGATGACCGAGTATGGCATTTCAGTTCGTAAACCAACCAAGTAATTTTAGGAGAAAAAACAATGAGCAATGTTGCTGTATTTAACCCGTCCCAAGCCCCCGCGTTCGCAAAGAATCGCGGGCAGTTATCTGCCGTAGCCAGAGCCTTAGCGGGTGGCGGTGCTGGCGCTGGTAGTAAGCGTATCTCTATCAAGGGCGGTGTGTTCCGCTTAGTCGCTGGTGGCAAAGAAGTTGCCGCGATTGAAGAACGCTACCTCGACGTGGTGGTTGTGAACGCCGCCCCCAAAGTAAGCCGTGTGTGGTACGCAAAAGCGTACGACGGCTCAAGCGCTATTGCGCCAGACTGCTGGTCACAAGACGGTGATAAGCCTGCCGCTGATGCAGAGAACCCACAAGCATCTACCTGTGCTGCGTGCGAAAAGAACGTTGCGGGCTCTGGTCAGGGTAATAGCCGTGCTTGCCGTTACCAGCAACGTCTTGCTGTAGTGTTGGCTAACGACATGGACGGAGACATTCTTCAGTTGACCGCCCCCGCCACATCTGTGTTCGGTAAGGAAGACGGAGACAATCGCCCACTTCAGGCGTACGCTCGTTGGTTGACTGCGCAGAACATTGACCCAAGCGAGGTCATCACCCGTATGCGCTTTGACACCAAGTCAGAGTCACCCAAGTTGTTCTTCAAGACCATGCGTTGGTTGACTGAGGACGAGAACGAAGTTTGCCAAGCCAAAGGTGCCACACCCGAAGCCAAGAACGCTATCACAATGACTGTCGCAAAGATGGACAAGGTAGCCGCTCCTGTTGAGGAAGAAGCCCCAGCCCCTGCGCCAAAGGCAAAGAAAAAAGCTGATCCAGTGGAGGAAAGCGACGAAGAGCCAGTTGTTCGTAAGGAAGAGAAGAAGCCAAGTGCCGTGCCCGCCAAGAAAAGCAACCTAGCCGCTATGGTTGATGATTGGGACGAGAACGAGTAATGGCTTACTCACCACAAATCATAGACACCGTTAAGAAAGCGCCTAAGACTTTGGGAAACCAACTTGGGCGTTGGGCGGTACACCTTGATTTCCCCGTGACTAAGATTGCTATGGCTACTGGTGCATCGCGCCAGTCAGTCTACAACTGGTTTGCGGGGGGTGAGGTCTTCGTGGCGTATCGACCTGTGGTTGAGGCGCTTCTCTCTATACTAAAAACTTCGCCTAATGCTGACGTGGCGTGGAGATCAACATGCAAAACCTTCGACCTGACACCCTGACTGACAATGAGCTACTACGCTACGCGCTACTGGAAAACCCTAAAGGTCTGTCTGAGTCTTGGGGCAACGTGTTGTTACAACGCATGGCAGTCTTGATAGATCAGAACGACACGCTTCTCAGCGCACAAAACAAGATGTACGAAGACGCCTTTGAAGAAGGCTTTGCCGCTGGCGTAGCAGTAGCCAAACAATAACCAAAGGATACACATGACACCCGCTGATTTTCTAGCGGTGGTTCTGCCGTCCTCTGGCGAAGGCCTCTATTGCGCGGTAGAACTCACAAAAAAGAAGGAACACTTCTATGCAGACAACCTTGCTGACATCGTTGCCAAGGTAGACGCTTGGCATAAACTGAACTACGACTGCTTCTATGCAGTCTCCACATTCGACGAGAAGCGCGGCACGGCTAACGCCCAGTTCGTTCGATCGTTCTTTGTGGACTTGGACGGCTATGCCAGCAAGAAGGAAGCGGCACTAGCGCTGGACGCGTTCTTGGACAAGACTGGGTTTAACAAACTCGGCAACCCTTGGGTGGTGGACTCTGGCGGTGGACTACATGTCTACTGGCCTTTGGTGGACTCCCTACCCGCATCTATTTGGCAACCACTTGAAGAGAACCTAAAGGAACTGTGCAAGCAAGAAGGGTTCAAGATAGACGAGGCTGTGTCCGCTGACTTAGCCCGTATCCTACGGGTGCCTGAGACAACCAACTTCAAGAAGAAGTACACGACGCCGCGCCCTGTGCGCATACTGCAAGAGGGCGATGTCTTTAATCTGGAGGACTTCTCCAAGGTCTTGTATGGCAACCTAGTTGCCCCTGTCATGCCCACACCAAGTGAGCAGATTGAGGGCACACGCCCGAGCCGTAAGCCTGATGCCAACCAAGTCAAACTGGTGGAGAACAGCATCACATTGTTTGCCAACATCCGCGCCAAGGGTTGCGGTCAGATCGACGACTACATAGCGACAGCCACAGAAGACGGCAAAGAACCTGTGTGGCGTGGCATCCTGTCATGGGCACAAAAGTGTGCAGACGGCATGGAGCATGCGATTGAGTTAAGCAACATGCACC